ACGGCTGGCTGATCGTTCCTGCGGTCTGCGCCAGTTGCTGATACTGGTTGCGCGCGTTGGGGTGGCAGATCCACATAAAGGCGTTGAAGTCGTTGTAAACTTCCGCCCCTTTGGAGCGCGGCAACAGCAGGGTATTAGTGATCAGATCGAACAACGCGGTTGACAGCGGTCTTGCCGTGCCGCCATTACCCAAAACAACCGACTTCAAACGCGGATAGGTCGATCGCGAAAGTCCCTGCAAGTTGACCGAGGTGGAGTTGTCGACCAGCAGTTTCAGGCCAGACAGACCTTTGAGCGCGGAGTTTTCAGGCACAACCAGATCACCGACAGCCACAGCGCCACCTGCGCCGGAAGTTGCCACCGCTTGATCGAGCGTTACGGTTTTGTTGACGTAGCTGATGCCCGGTTGAACGACGTAGGTTTCGGACGATCCACGCTGAACGCCTGCGGTTGTGACGATGTTGTATCGCCCATATTCGTGCATGTTCTGCGCACCGGTCGGAGTTTGCAGGACAAGGGAAGTGGTCGCCGTGCCAGTTCCGACGATGCCCTTGACGCCGGTGCCGTCCTGATAGGCATCTTCATTCGCGTACTGCATCAGTGACGCAATGTCTGAAGCGACGTTATCTGGCAGGACATTGCCGAGAACGTTCTTGCCCTGCGATTGCAGAACATCGGCGGTCAGTCTGCAGGAGATCATGTATCGTTTGTATGAACCGGACATGCGTTTCATCAAACGGTTACCGGCTATGGGGTGCGCTCCACCTTCGGAGAACATACCGACGCCTGCGTTCTGGAACATTTCGCCGGGGATATAGAATCCGCGACCGTTAACATCCTCGAATGAACCCTTGTTGCGGGTCATAACGAGGTTCATAAATACTGCGTACTTAGGCAACCAGGTTTGAACTTCCTTGGTTACATATTCCAATGTGATGTCGGCAATAGCCGCTAAATCTTCCTGTTGAGGCATGGCGATTCGCTCCCTTACGAATGACGCTGGCCCAGTATCTCGTCAACGACTTCGGGTCGGCCCTGAAACTGCGGATGCTTTTTGATGTAATCCGCGAGGCCGCCTAATCCGCCCGTTTTTTGCTGTGCTTTTTCCAGCAGGTCGGGCAGCTTGGCCGAGTTATTGACGGTTTTCGGGTCAGTTTTCGCACTCGTTGCTTTCTTGACGACTGTCGTTTTCTTTTGGAGGGCGGCAGTCCAGTTTTTGCCTACAACTTGAATATTTGCCTGCGCAATCTCTCGCATTCGACGCGATAGCTTGGCTTCCTTTTCCCTTGCGGCAACAGTTTCACCGCGCTGGTAATGGCCTTCCAGTTCGGCCAGGTCTCGCTTGACCTGCGGGTCGTTCTGGAATTCGCCAGTGCTTGCGTAAACAAATGATTTAAGTTGATATTCGCGTTCTGCCTTCGCTTCCGGTGTCTCGCCAGCGGGCGCTGTGTAAAGACCAAGCTTCGTGGCTTCGTCTTTTACGGGACCGACAAGCCGATCCTGGCTTGCTGTCCACTGCTGCTCAAAACGCTGCTGTGCTTCAACTTCTTTCGGTTGTCGCACCTCAGATTTGAGTGCGGCGAGTTCATTAGCCTGGTTCTGAATTAGCTTTTGGAAGAATTGAGCCTGCTGGAGAACTGGATCATCCGGCGCGCGTGGCGTCAGTTGACCGTATTCGTCCTTGATGAAACGAAACTCTTCAGGAATATTCGAAAATCTGTCGGGCGACTCGCGATAAGCAGCAAACTCCCGAAGGGTTTCCTGGTTTACGCCTTTGCCCAGATACTTTTCGAGTATCGCTGTTTCGTCAACTGGTTGCTGGCCTTGCGCACCGTAATGGTTTGCAAGCCCAGTGACGGCTCTGGCATTCCGTTCTGCGATTGCCTGATGGATTTTAACCGGGTCACCTGATCGGATCGCCGCGTCAAGGTCCACTTTGGCTTGCAGTGCTTCAATGCCGCCGAATTGATCGACGAATTTGTGGCTGGCTTCGTATTGTTCGTATTGAGCTAATTTTGCGGCTACATCAGCCGGCAAAGCGGGTGCAGATTCTACCGGTGCGGGAGTTTCGACGACTTCAGGCTCACCAGACGAATCGGTGTCCTCTGTCGGCTCAACTTCGGCAATTACTTCATCTTCGAGCATGGATTATCCCTCTAGCCTCAGACGAATCGAGTTGTTTGGGATTGTTCGAGGGGCTTATGCAGCCCCGTGCGGAATTGTGACTAGAAGAAAGAAACGCCAATTGTGAGAAAAGCATAGAGATTCTCCTGGTCACAATTGGCTTGAACGAGATTAGGTTAAACGTCTGTATCAAAAAAGGCAAGGAAAAACGCTACAGATTGGATTTTCTGACACGCCAGGCACTATTAGCGGTATAATCGACCCAACTTTCGGCACACAAAGGGGCAAAATGGCAAACATCTGTATCGGAATGACAATCGTCGGGGTTCCAGCGTTGATTTTCATCATCTGGCAGTACAAGCGGTACGTGGCGACGATTCGATATGTGTCTGATCGGTGGAAGGGCCTGCACGACGAGCTTGCCGCGCGTCACAGCGACCTCTACGATCGGTGGATGACCGGAATTCAGCCGAGCGGTCAGGAAATAATGGCGTATGATACAAAGCGGATGATTCGGATGACGAGCGAAATGGAGTACGGAGCACAGTCGAGGAGTAATTCAAATGGGTAGAGGGCAAGACCTGATCGACCAAGCACGAAAAATCACCCCAGCGGAAAACCTGAAGAGCGCCGGACTGCCGAATAACGGACACTGGGTTATTTGCGATAGCTGCATGGTCGCAAACCTGCACGACAGTTTATTCTGTGGAATGTGCGGCGGGGCTATAATCCGCGCACCGCACACTTGCACACCAGAATGCCGGGCTACTTCTTCGCCGCGGGCTTAACCGGCGGTTTTGGCATTTTCTTGGCTTTATCAATCTCAATTTTCGCCCTTTGCGCGTCCGCATGGACATCAATTGCCGTTTTTGCCAAATGGGTCAGCACATCTGTGTGCGCTGCTGCGTTCGCGTGATCGCCTTCGAGTTGAGCCTGCTGCTGTGCCTTCGCCGCTTCCACCTGGGCCTGAGCCTGCATATCTTTTTGCTGCGCTTCCTGCTGCGAGTGAATCATCGCCTGCTGTTGTTCTTGTTGCGGTTGCTGGATCTGCTGCTCGTGCTGAGCGCACCACATCGAAACGACGGTTTCCTCCAGTGGGCAGGCGTTGATTCCATCATCTGTGAGCGACCAGTCCTGATATTCCTTGACCAGTAATTCGTGCGGGTCGAGCTTCGGCCTGATCGGAATTGCTGACACGATCTGCCCGGCAAGCGTCGCAAACTCTATCGTCTGCTGCGATGGCTGCGGCTGTCCGTCCGGCCCGATAATCGGTTGACCATTCGGTCCCATTGCTGGCATAGGCTGCTGCGTCATCGGGTCTATTGGCGGATAGGGGATACCGTGCCAGTCGGGATTCTTGGCAAACATCGACTTCAGTTTTTCCAGTCGCGTTGTCGCCAGTCTCGCGGCGGGCCAGATGTCGTCAATATCAATCGGCTGATTGTAAATCTTAAGACCGTGTTTCAGCACAGACTTTGGCACCATCGGATTAAAGATCCCGCCAGGCAGTCCACCAGCGGTTGTCGCTGCCTGAAACGCATTCAGGTCGTCCTGGGCCGAGCGCGGCATCTCTGAGCCATCCTGATGCCGCACGTCAATCTCATCCCTGATATTGCAATTCAGAAATGCTTCTTCCTCTTTGCTGCCGTATTTGCCTATTAGACCTTTGTACCGCGCGCCGTCACCGTAATGTTCTTTTACCAGTTCGAGGCACTGATAAATAACCTCAAGCTCCCATTCAGTTCCAATCTGCAGCATTGGGCCAAGCCGACGTCGTGCATTACCAGCTGCGATCTGCTGGCCGCCCATCGTTCGATTAGACGGGTCAGTGTCGCCGCCAAGTTCATCTGACGAGCCAGTCCCTTGATGAATCGCTTCTTCGTGGTACTCAATCGTCTGCATTGCGCCGACAAGCTCAGTCCCTTGGGTTTGATGGACCGCGAGCGCCGGATGAATCAGCTCACTCCCAACCGACGGTTTCATTTGAGCGATGCGACCGCGCCCGGGTTCAAACTCACTAGCGGCAATCCAGTCGGGGTTAATGACCTTCTGGCTGTCAGCATTGACGCCCAGATTGACGAGGTTGAATCGGCTGGCGTAGTTGATCGCAATCTGATGGTCAATCGCGTCATCGAGCACGCCGTCCGCGTAACACTGGTCATCGCCAATATCAGCGACGCCCCAGGTCCAGGTGGCGTTTTTATCGCAGTCGTCAATAGCGAGTAACTGTCCCCTGGTCGCGCAGATCACAATGCCGTTCGGGTATTTTTCAATTAACTTATCACCTGCCTTAAAATCAATCTGTCCGATGCGGCAATCTTTCTCTGCGGTCTTGCGCTCGTACATCGCCGGATCCATATACAGATCGCGGGCTTCGACCTGATGGGTATAGCTTGCCTGATCACCCACCTGTCCGCCTTCAGTGCCAAGAAATCCGGTTGCGGTCTGCAGTCGCCGCTGATAGAGACCAGCCTGCGACAGTTCACCGGTGGCCTTGACGACCATATAGGGATAACGGCGCTCTAATTCCTCTTTCGTGGTGATGTACCGATGCAAAACCCACGGCGTCTTTTTGACCGTGCCCTTATCATAGCGAGCGGTTAAATCGATTTTGACGTTGCGCGGATGGAAGATCTGGAACGTAAAGTCGCCTAAAGGTTCTTCGCCGGTTACGACCTGCTGGGGCATCGGCGCCACGTTGCGTTTAACAAATTCCAGCGGTTGCTCAGTCTGTCCACAGGCAGGGCAGGGCGCGTTTGGCTGCTCGCCCTCAGCGGCCTCATCGTCGGGCGCTGGCCCTGTTGCTTCACTCTCAGGTTGGGGTAATAACGGCTGTTCCTGTGGCTGCTCAGGCTGCTCCTGCGGGTCTTGGATGTTAACCATTCCGTCGCAGCCGGGGCAATGATGCATCGACGAGCCTAAATCTTTCTCCTGCACCTGAACTTCCGTTACGGGCTGTGTCCTGCTGCCAGCATCCAGATCAAAGCACCATTTACCAAAGTAATTGCCATCCAGGACGCCCATCTTTGCGCGGGCAAGGCGGAAACTAATACCCAGATACCGATCGCGGTGGTATTCCCATATCTTTTTGGCAAAACTCGCGGCCAACTCCGCGCTGTCAGCCTCAGAGCGACCGCTAAACACCCACGCCGGGTTTGACGATGCACACTGTGCAATCAGGGTATTGCCATCGCGGCGGACCTGATTATTAGTCAGATATCGCATTCTGCCTTCATCAGTGGTCTGAACATCCCACGAGTTGAAGAAAATGTCGTATGACCCGTCGGCTTTGAGCTTCCGTTGCCAGAACTGCCGGTTATGAAAGAACGATTCGAGGCGAAACAGCTTCCATTGCAGGGCGAGCTCAGCGGTCTTGTCAGCGCCTTCAGCCCGGTCAATCTCCGACATAAACCAGTCTTCAAGGTCAACTTTGTTGTATTGCTCGTCGGATTTTAGGTCCCGCTCGTACTCTTCGACGATCTTATCAGGCAGCGGTATTAATGATTGCGGATTACTTGGGGCATATGTGGACATTGGCCTTACCTCAGTGTATCGGGATGACACGCCGAGAATATACCAATGTGTCAGATTAGGAAAGCGGAGAATTTACAGGCGGGTCAGTGATGTAGAAGATATCGCCGTAGTCTGCGTGAATCACTCGGGCACGGGGAATATAATAATCCAGCGCTGCTTTGATTCCGGGGTGATTGACTCGGGCGCTGAGCGTACAGGTCGTTTTGTCGCCCTCAATTTTCGTGGTTATTTGAAGATCTTCGAATAGTTCAGCCATCGCACACCTGCCTGCCCCACGCTACATTCAGCGTCCAGTTATCGCCGTTGTGGACTTGGGCGAGTTCGATCGCGTCAGCGAAGTACTGGACGGTAATCATAAGCAAAAGCGCTCACATCCTGAAATTTAATGGTAATTCGCTGGGCCAGTCCATTGCGGTATATATCTCGGTGGCGAACGCGCGCTGATCGAGAACGTATTTGATGGCCTCCGACTCTCTATTTACGTACCATTGCCCGGTGGCCTTATCGAATCCAGCCAGACAAAGCACTTCTTTTTTATCGTGAGATCGGAGCGGAATCAGGGCGACGGTCCGCGACCCTTCCGAGCAGGTCAGTAAGGCGCTGGGCGGTAGAGAATTTTCATTACATACCAAATCGGAATGAGTCGTAAATCGTTTTTCTTTGAATGATAACTCTATTTCCCTTGTGGGCGTCGCGTCGCGGAAAGTCATTTTGACGCCGCTCATTTCCAGCCAGTCTTGAGTGAAATAATGAACGTTGCCGAGCGCGTCACCCGCCAAAATAACCAATCGTCTTTGGTCGCGGGCCAGCCGCGTAAATGGCTCGCCTTTCATTGCTTTGGCTCCGACAGCACCGCTAATCGCCCGCGACAGTACGGGCATTTATTGTGCGCAATCGCTGAGTTCTTTTCAAGGCAGTAACCACACTTCTCGCAGACGCCTTGCGATTCGCCGGGCTTCAGATCGACCTGAGCAAGTATGTCTTTAGCGTGCTCGCCATCCGGGTTGAATTGATAGCTCATTGCATCCTCTGATACCCGACAACCGGGTCTTTGTACTCTTCCACCTTCGTCTCAGGCACATCGTACACCGGCTT